AAATGGTACAAGTGGATCACAAAATATTATAATAAGTCAAGGGTCTGGAGCTAATGTAACTATACCTCCTGGAGATACAAAAGCAGTATATCTTGATGGTGCTGGAAGTGGTGCAGCAGTTGTAGATGCCTTTGCTTCTTTAAATGTTGTTGATCTAAAAGTTGAAGATGACTTGACTGTAACAGATGATGCTTCAGTTGGTGGAGACTTGCTTGTTAGTGGAGAAGTGCAAACTGCCAATATTGGTTTTACAGATGGTGATAATGCTATGACCATAGCAGATGGTGGAGCAGTAACATTTCCACAAGCATCTGTCTTTACAAGTGGTTTTTCTGCTAGTGCAGGAGTAACAATAACTAATGCTGACAACACAGACCAATTAGTTCTCAAATCTACAGATGCAGATGCTAACGTAGGTCCAGTTCTTAGGTTAAACAGAGATAGTGGTAGTCCTGCTGATAGTGATTTACTAGGTTCTATTATATGGCAAGGAGATAATGATGCAGGAGAAGCTACAGAAGTAGGTCAAATGTTTGTGCAATTTGATGATGTTTCTAATGGTTCAGAAGATGGCTCTATATATCTCAAAACAAGAACTGCTGGCTCTTTAATTAGTAGAATAGGAATGTTCTCAAGCACAACAGTAATAAATGAAGATGGTGCAGACATAGACTTTCGTGTTGAATCAGACACTAATGCCAATATGCTTGTTGTTGATGCTGGGAATAACCGAGTTGGAATAGGTGCAGTTGGAGGAAGTGGTAATGGGTTAGCTGTTACAAACACAGATGGTGGTAGTGCTTTAGTAGTACATAGAGATTTTTCAGGTTCAAATGTAGGTAGTGCTACAACTTCTGCTACTTTAGATTTTACAATGAGTGACTCTGCAACATCACATCAAACTTTAGCTAAAATTTCACCTCAAGCTATAGCAGGAACTGGAGATGCTCTTGGTGGAATTATGAGACTTTTTACATCAAATTCTTCAGGCACAACAACCGAACGTATGCGGATAGATAGTTCAGGCAATGTAACGGTGGGTAAAACTAGTAATAGTCATTCAACTGTTGGTGTTGGTTTAGAATATTCAGGTGGTGGAAATTTTGTAGTTAACGGAGGTACAACATTAATATTAAATCGCCTTTCTAGTGCTGGCACAATCCTTGATTTTAGAAAAGATAGTTCTAGTATAGGGATTATTGGTACTAATGGAGAACTAGGAATAGGTGACGAAGATGTAGGTATTTACTTTAGCCCAAGTACAGATAGCATTATTCCTTGTAACCCTGCTAGTACTTTTGTAAATAGAGGAAGTGCGATTGATCTTGGCTATTCTTCAGTTCCTTTCAAAGACATCTACCTATCAGGTGGTGCATTTATAGGTGGTACTGGTTCAGCAAATAAACTTGAGGATTATGAAGAAGGAACTTGGACTCCTGCTTTTGCATCAACTAGTGCAACATTTGCTTATGCTGTTCAAGGTGGAACTTATACAAAAGTTGGTAGATTAATCATGTGTTCATTTAGACTTGCACTAAGTGGGGCACCCGGAGGAACAACAACTAATGGTGTTGTGGTAAGTGGATTACCTTTTAATAGTGGCACTTTAGAACAAACATATCATGGTGGTATGTTTGGTGGATATATGAATATTAATTTAGATTCAACTGGTGTTCTTGCCTATCAAACAGCAAGTGGAGCAGCAACTGTAGAGCTTAAAGTTGTTGGAGATAATATAGGTGAACAAGGTGTTCAAGCTAATGATTTAAATAGTAACGCAGAAATTCGTGGTCAAATAATATATCACACAGCATAATAAGGAGAATTTAATTATGGCAATAACAAAATCAACAGAAATACCAAAGATTGAGGTTGTAAATACTTGGAGTATTCAAGTTGCTACAGACACAGTTATTAAAGAAGATGGTACAGAAATATCAAGGTCAAGACATCGTCATGTTTTAAACCCATTTACCTCTGGAAAAAATGGTGATACTTGGATTCACACTACAACAGATATTTCTGGAGAAGATTCAAGTGTTCAAGCAATAGCAAATGTAGCATGGACAGATACAGTCAAAGCTAATTACAAAATATTTGTAGAATCACAGGAAAATTAAATGGCAGTAACATGGAAAGTAAACTCAATGGATAGAGATATTACACAAGATGGTAAAGTCGATGTGGTAACAACTATACATTGGACAGCAAGTGAAACAGACAGTGATGGGAATAGTGGCTCATCTTACGGATCTGTAGGTGTAACATTAGGATCAAGTTCTTTTGTTGCATATAAAGATATAACAGAAGCAGATGCTATTGGTTGGGCTAAAGATGCACTTGGTTCTGATGAAGTTGCAGAAATAGAAGCGAACATTGCTAGTCAAATAGCAGAAGCAAAAACACCAACAATAGCAAGTGGAGTATCGTGGTAATGACTGATGAAAATATATTTACTTTGGATGGCAATTCATACAAAGAAGAAGATTTAGATAACAAACAGAAATATCTAATAAATCAAATTAAAGACTTACAAGCTAAATCAGCAAGTCTTAGATTTCAATTAGATCAAGTATCAGTTGCACAATCTAGTTTTACTAATTCATTAATTGCATCACTAAAAGAAAAAATGGAGACAGTTGAAGATGCCAAAGATAACGACAATGGAAGTCAAGTCGCAAATTGACACACATGAAGCTGTGTGTGCAGAACGCTGGAAAGAGACTATCCTTAGAATAAAAAGGATTGAACATATTATGATTGGCACAGCAGGTACTATGATTGTGATGATGATTGGCTTGTTGGTAAGATAAATAATGACTGCATTTATGCTGGTTTGTTATTTAGGGATGCAAATGGAAGGTGGCATATATTTTAAAGATGTTAATGATTGTTTGTCTTATAAAAAAAGATTGCATAATCAAACAATTATGAAAGGTGAAGAAGAACAAACATATCAATGTATGTGCAAACTTATACCAAAGATAGATCCTGATAAAGTGAAGGTGTATTAATGACTGAAGATAAAAAGAAAATAATTAATTTAGATTTAAGTAATAACTCCTTTGAACTTTCCCTTAGAATACTTGGCAATGAATTTGTAGCTATAAAAATAGGATCAACTAACTTTAGTGGTAAACTTATAGCTGGTGGTATACTTATGTTATTTTTTACCTTTATGTTATTAGAAGTATTTGGTTTACATGAGATTTTACAATGACAAAAAAATTAGAAAAAAACTCAAAGTTTGCTAAATTAGATACTAATGGTGATGGTGTAGTTTCAGACAAAGAGTTTGAAATGAAAGAAAAAATTATTCTTTTAGAAAACAGAGACAAAAAAGAAGACCAACAAAGATATTTAGTTTGGTTTAGTGCATTATCTGTTACATTATTTATAGTTGTATTAATGACACCATTACTACCTATGGAAAGAATTGATCATTTATCTGGCATAGCTGAAATATGGGTACTTAGTAATATGGGTGTTATCGGCTCATTTATTGGTTTTAATCAGATGGCAAAAAAGGATGTTAAGTGATGTTGACTGCATTAATTGGACCAGTATCAAATCTTCTAGGTAAGTTTATAGAAGACAAAGACATGAAGAATAAGTTGGCACATGAAGTTGCTACTATGGCAGAGAGTCATGCTCAAGAGCTTGCAAAAGGTCAGCTAGAAATAAACAAAGCAGAAGCCACACATAAATCTATATTTGTTGCAGGATGGCGACCATTTATTGGTTGGACTTGTGGTGTTGCTTTGTGTTGGCATTTTGTATTAGCACCTATAACTATATTTTTATGTGCTTATCTAGGTGTTGTAATTCCAGAGCTTCCTACATTTGATATGGGTTCGTTAATGACTGTGCTTATGGGAATGCTTGGTTTAGGTGGATTAAGAACTTATGAGAAACAAAAAGGTTTAACGAAATAATGGATATAGAGATTTTAAAAAAAGAGCTTACAGAAGACGAAGGATGTAAAGCTGAAATATATTTAGATCACCTTGGATATAAAACATTTGGTATTGGTCATCTTGTTAAATCTATTGACCCAGAGAATAACTTGGATGTAGGAACACCAGTTTCTGATCAGAGAGTGACAGAGTGTTTTGTAAATGATATTGAAAAGGTTATAGAAGATTGTATTATATTATATGATAATTTTTATACATTGCCTGATGAAGTTCAATTAATTATAGCAAATATGATGTTCAATTTAGGCAGACCAAGATTAACTAATTTTGTTCGCATGCGACAAGCTGTTAACAAAGGTGATTGGCAAGAGGCATCAATACAGATGGAAGATAGTAAATGGTACAAGCAAGTGCCGAACAGAGCAGGAAGGCTTTGTGAAAGAATGAGGAATATCTCCTAATGCCATATCAACTCATGCAAATAAAGCCAGGAATTGTAAAAGATATTACAAAATACTCTGCTGGTAAGAATGGTCCATATTGGATTGATGGTAATCTTATTAGATTTAAAAATGGATATGCAGAAAAAATTGGTGGGTGGTTAAAAGAAGCATATACAAGAGTAGATGCAGCAGGAAACATTACATCTACAGAAACATCATTAGTAGGTATAGCAAGAACTATGGTTTTGTGGAGAGCCATAACTGATGGTGAAGATAGAATTGCAATAGGCACACATAATCATTTATATATATTAGAAAACAATGCACTTTATGACATTACACCATTAAGAAAAACCACATCTAATTTAACAAATCCACTTGCTACTACAGATGGTAGTACAACAGTTGTAATAACTGATAATAGTCATGGTGCAACTGATGGTGACTTTGTAGTTATAAATTCTGCAACTGCAACAGGTGGGGTAACAGC